TACTTCTCCTTATTTAACTTCTCTCTGTTAAGTTTTTTAGCTTGCTCAAGAATAGTTGAAATTAGGATTTCAGCCTTAGTTTCACTCAATTTTGGTGAATTTAACACAGTATTATATAAGTTATACTCCTTGCTAAGTTCTGTATTTGTGAAGAATTTCTTCACGATTTTAACCGCATGCGGGTCGTTTTTCGACATCAAATCCGAAGTAGCCTGGCGAACCAATAGTTCGAATAGGACTCCCGTATTTTTGTACTTAGAATGTTTGATCATACATTATAATGCTTACTAATAAATATCAATGAGTTATAGTAAATCACGCTTAATTTGGTCTTCATTTAACAAGTCGCTTTCCTTGTATAAATCGACACTTCTCTTACCAAACTGTTCTAAAGCTGCTTTATTTTTATAATAAGCTGCTTTTGCACCAGCATTTTCATTAAGAGCTAATGGTGAATTACCCTGATATTTTACTTTTAATTTATCTTCACCTGATGTTCTAGCTTTATTCATCTCCTCTCTACCTGTTCTATCTGGTCCTAATGGATCAGCAGTAGTGTTGATAAATGAAGGATTTTCAGATGGTCTACCAGGCATTCTAGTAGGTTCAAGTGGATTAATTTCATCGTATCCTTGAGGTACTTCTGTACCTGCTAAATTGGTGTTACCATTGCCTCCATACATAGAAGCAATTTGGTGAGGTGTTCCATATGCTTGACCTGACTCAGCTGGGTCGTTGCCTTCTTCTTGGATTTGAGCCATGCGGAATGCACGCTTCTTATCTTCAACAATCAAGTCTCTGTATTCATCAAATTCATCCTCAGAGAAGTGGAATAATTTGTCGTAAATCCAATCAGTTGGCATTAAGTTATTCTCCATCATTTGAGCAGCTAAGTCAACTTTCTCTTTCATTAACGCAATTCTCTCTTGCTCATAAATGATAGAAGGAGTTGTTAATGATAACTCGAAATTAGTCAATGATTCGTTTGTATATCCATTAGCATATAAGTGAACCAAGGCAATCTTATTTAACTCGCTTAATACAATACGTTGTAGTCTCTCTACTGTACGAGCAAAACGAATATCTTCAGCTGCTAAAGTTGCTTTACCAGTCAAGTCCTTCTCATATCCTAAGAAAGCTTTAGGAATCTTTAATGCAGCAAATAATTTATTTAACAAGTAGTTGATATCCTCAATACCGTTATACTCTAATGGTGGTGCATTTTCAATTCTAGTAGAAGCATCATTACCACGAACTGGAATAAAGAAGTCTTCTAACATGTTTTGAACGTTGTAGTTCAAGTTGTACTGACCTGTCTTACCATCAACAAGAGGAGTTTTCTTCATCTTGCTAATCATTCTTTGCATATAGTTTTCTACTTCGTTTGGTGGAATAGCACCTACGTTCACAAAGAAGATTCTACGTTGAGGAGCTCTTGTAATACGGTGGATTAACATCGCATCTTCCATCAACACATATTGTTTATACAATCTACGACCTGGTTCTAAATAAGAACGTCCATAAGGTAAGTAGTTTACATCACCAATCAATCTAAAGTGGGCAATCTCATAATTGAAGAATGTAATACCACGATCTGTTTCTGGTGAATAAGTTGCAACGTATCCTGCAGAAGCACCCAATGCTGCTTGAGGATCGTACTTAAATAATACCTCAGATGGGTTTTTAGGATTTGTACCCTCTAAACGTACAATGTTGTAAGCTGAGAATGGGATTACATTGTAGACTCCGTATTTCTCTGCGACTTCGAGCTTAAGGTAAAAGTCACCATACTTACACATATTCCTAATCCAAAACCACAAATTGAACTCAATATTAAGTATATCATAGAATAAATTGTAAAGAAGTTTTTGAATATTTTCGTCAGAAGATCTAATTTGTATAACATCTCCCATATCATTCTTCAATGTACATTCGTCAGCAATGATGTCTAAAGCAGATGCTATAATTGGATCAGTATCCATTGCTTCATAATCAGCATAGATTTGAACACGAGCAGTTTGATAGTTTTGAGACAGATTGTAGTTGAAACCATACGTTGGAGAAGTGGTATAAATTCTATTGAAACGGTCAATAAGTGAATTGGTTTGTAAAACACCATCCACTTGTATGTTACCTGTATCAACTGTTTTTAACTCACCACCATCATTTCTAATAATAACATCAGTAGAAAATAATCTCTTTAAGGAAGAGAATATGTTGGTTTTAGGTTGTTCTTGTATTTCTATTGCCATAATAATTTTTTATAAAAGCCAGGTTAAGTCTGTATTTTCACCATTGGTAATTGGCATCTGCCAAGGATGATCTTGATATCCAGCATTATAATTACCTCCATTGTATACTTGGAAACCATCATTAGTACTTTTGCTAAAACTATTTAAGCTAGCATAAGTTAAGTTCATTGCTGTTTGTCTAAATCTCAATGCAGTATCACGTAAGAATAAGCCAACTGAGAAGGACATAACTAAGTCGTCGTTGTATCCTTGTAGAGCTTGTGGCTTACCATTCTTCCATATAAAGACTCTAAGTTCATCAAGTAGTCTCTGAGATTGAATGATAACACTTCTTTCTTCCATGAAAGAGCGCATCTTCTCAATAACAAGAGGTCTAGTTTTTTGATTCATGCTAAAACCAGGAACCATTCCATCACCTCTATCGAACTTAGCTACATATAAATCAATTTGAGTACCAACTACTTCTGACTTAGGAGAATAATATAGGTTATGATATCCTGTCTCTTGTAGAGTAGTTACTACATCCCATCCAATACTAGCATTCTCTACTACAAGTAATGCATCATTCCACTCAGTAGCAACTGCTCTAAGCATCTGTGCAAAATCTTTTGTAGGTAATTGTGCTCTGTATTCAGCTACTTGCTTAAGATCTTCAACATCTATTACATGAAAAGTTGAAAAGTCTTTTCCATCACCTCTAGCTACGTCAGCTAAAACCATATAGGTTCTCATCGTATCAGGATACTCCCACAGCCAATAGTTTTTATCAATACCTCTTTTCTCTACTGGATCACAAACAGTATTCTCTTGGTAGTAGTTTAACGTGTTTGGTTCAAGTACAGTATCACCCGATGTGCTAAAGTCACAGTCACATTCTTGTGCTGCACCTCTCTCACCTAACTCTCTAGTCTGCTCTTCCCTCCATTCTTGAGTTCTCTCAGGATGTACTGTCCAAGGTAAACTAATAGGTAAGAATTTATTTTGTTCGTTTTGTGCTGCTACAAAGGTTTTATGAAACCAGTTACCAACACCATTAGGAGTTGATAAAGCAATACAACGACCTCCAGTTGCCAACGTTTGTTGAGCAGCTGTAAAGATATCTTCAATTCTATCAATGAATGCAGCCTCATCTATTACAAGTAAGGATACAGCTTCAGAACGAGCTGAATCGGCAGCTGCTGATACTGCTTTAATTTGAGAACCATTTTTAAGTCTTAAGGAAAGTCTATTGTGTTCTAGTACTGGTAGCTTCATCCAGGTAGGTAAGTTATCGTAAGCAAATCTTACCTTAGTTACCATGTTCTTTGCAGTAGCTTGAGTAGTTGCAATAACAAGAATGTTCTTATCTTGCTCAAACAACATCATCCATAAAGCAATGCTAGACGTTAAAGTAGAGATACCTAACTGTCTTGACTTATTAATAATTGAATAATCGTGTCTTTGTAATAGCTTTAATACCTTTTCTTGGAAAGGATACAAGTTAAAAGTCATTCTACCTTTGGTAGGATGCTGAATAGTGTAATATTTCTTCATGAAGTACACAGGATCTTGCTTACATTTAAGTAATTCCTGTTTTATTGCTTCATTTATACTACTTTGATTGGCCATTTTAATTTTCTTCTTCGTCTCCAAGATCTGTATCAGCTTCCAAAGATGCTGCTATTTGATCTCTTAATGTTTTAATTTGCTGAGGAATGTTTCCAATCGCATCTCTATATTGATCTAAAGACATTTGTCCACTTTTATACTGCATCAAAATAACATCTTTCTTATCTAATAACTGCTGTAATTTTTCCTGCTTACCGTATAAACTTCTAGTAGATTGATCTCCAGTAACTTGTGTTTGTTGAGGTTCTTCATCCCAATCTTGATCATTATCATCATCAGCCTTGTAGTAACTATCTTCAGCTTCTGGTTGATCATCTAACTCATCTTCATCGTCCTCTCTAATTTTAGAGATACCAGCTAAAATACTCTCTCTAAGGTACTCTTTAATGTTGGATTTCATGATATATCTATTTAGTAATAAATAGCTACAATCAAAAGTCTAGCTTAACAGCATCTGCAGCAGGTGTCGGTTTAGACGCATTTATCAATTCTTGCCATTGTTGCTTGCTGTATTTAACACCAAATAGGTAATACTCAGGGGATTTCTTTTCGTTTTCTGGATAGATTAAAGCTGGTCCAGTAATGGAATGCATTTTGGGATTTTGACCTGGATCTTGGAGATAAGTAACGGTTTTACCACATACTGTGTTAATAGTTCTCACAACCGATATAGATTTCATAATTGATTGTTTATCCTTAGAATATACTAAAGAAAGTTGAAGTTTGCAACTTTAAGATTCAGTTTCTTCAGCTTTTTCTGTTTCCTTTTCAGATGCGCTAGCTGCTGTCTTCTCTTCGCCTTCTGGCTCAGCATCAGCTGCTTCTTCACCTTCATCAGGTCCTTTAGTGTGGATAGGATTACCAAGAGTTAGTAATCGTGAAAGAGCGTCCATACATCTCTCTTTTTCACCAATGGTTTGTAAGTAGAACTTCTTACCTGATACGTTAGCTTCATATACTTTACCCATGAAAGTTAAAAGAAAAGATTGGTCGTTATGCAAAACAATTTTGAAAGTTGTTGGCTTAGGTGCAACAATGTAAATACCTGTAATATAGTCTTTATACGCAGTTGACATTAACATTTCCAACGTCTGTCTCATGCTTGGATACTTAGTTAAAAGGAAGTCAATAGGATTATCTTCAAATGATTGAACCATAGGTTGCATCATTTCAACTTCCCTTAAAATAAGTCTGCGTACAATGTCTTTGTTTGTCATACTACGATAATAAAGCGTGATATTCTTTAAAATGTTTGATACGGTCAGGTAAGCCAATTGTACCACCATTTACTCTTTTTGTTACTTTTGTTACAACTGCATCTGTAGCACCTTCATCTGCTATTAAATGTAGTTTATTTTTGCTAAAAAACCAAGCTGCAGACGCCAATGGATATTGAGTTGCAACTAAAGTCGGATCAGTGTCAGCAGGTAAACCTATTGACTTAAAGAAAGCTTGGTAGTTGTCTTTTCCAGTTAATTGGATAAAGCCACGACCACAAAACTTAGCTCCGTCACCTGTTGATTCAGCACCATTACCCATCCTGTTAGCGTATACCAAATTGGCAATCTTTTCTGGTTTTCTTTCATATAACTTAGCTTTTTCTTCGGTTGGGAAGTACTTTTTAAATATTCCTTGTAAACCTTTTGCGCTATAATTTAAATTCTCTTTTGTTAATCTAAATCCACCTGATTCGTGTCCACATTGTGCTAAAAAGTGAGCTAATCTAAGTGGTGTATTAATCTGAAACATATCTTGAATCGTTGGAATTTGTGCAATTACTGACTCTGGAATATATCCCTTTAATTTATCTAAATTCATTTTTTAAGTTTTGATTAGTGCTTCTTTGCCTGTGCTTTCCACATAGCAGCTGCAGCAACCTTTTGACCAGCTTCTTTAGAGCCGTATTGCTTTTCTGCAGCTTTCGCAACTTTTTCAAAACCTTTTCCTTTATGTCCAATATCTTTACCTGCTTTTGCTTTCTTAGCTACAGCAGACTTTTGTTTATGTGTTAAA